AGATGACATTACTTGGACTCCAGTCGTTGGAACAATCTGTGTTTTAGGTGATGTTACACCAGGAGGAAGTTTATAATGGCTGTAGTAAGAGTTTCTTCACCAGTACCGCCTTTGCCTCCAATTGTTAAAATTGGAAAGACAGTCTATAAAGTAAAGAAGTAGTCATATGGCTACAAGTATGGATTTTCCAAATCCAAAAAAGAAAAAATATTCAGATAATATAGATACTGGTATTACTGTTGACCAAGCAATGTATATAGCCGTTCCAGGACCTCAAGGAGAGCGTGGAATACAGGGACCCAAAGGTGATTCAGGACCACAGGGTGAAAAAGGCGCTAAAGGAGATCCTGGTCCATCTGGGAAAAATGGTAAGGATGGAATAGATGGTAGAAACATACTTTCTCCATCTGAGCAAAATATTGGTTGGGCTTGCTATAATAATCTACAAAGATCTTCAATAAGGCTTGGTGCAAATAAAGGTGAAGATGGTTGGGTTAGATTTGGTGTTGATGGAGAAGGCAAAAATACAAATGAGTTATTTTTACCTAAAGAATCTGTTGGTCTTTGGAATCCAAATACACAAAGATTTAATTTTAAAACAATTAATATAGGTTCAATTGTAACAATTCGTTATAATATTGAATTAACAACATATGCAAACAATACAGAGGTTTGGTTTAGAACATTTATCGACAATATGGATACTCACCCAGTAACTTATGTTGGATCATTAAAATATCAATTTGATTACGATCTGTCTATGCAACATACATTATTTTTAGAAAATAAAACAATGCAACTTTCTGGTGGTATTCCACAAATTAGAACAGATAACGATGCTTCTGTTGTTATAAAATCAATACACATAGCAGTATCTTAATGGTATAATAAAGCAGGAGGATTTACAATGGCTTTTCCAGGTACATATAATTTTAATTACTATCGTGGTGACACTTATCAATTTGTGATCCGTCCAAAAAATGCAAATGGAACAACTATGAGTTTAGATTCTTTTGCAGAAAATGAAGTTTTTACGATTGCAAATCGTCGTGGTAGTGCAGGAACACAAGTAGAGGCAACAGCGGTAGTTGATACAGCAAATGATATTGTTACATGCACAATTGAGCCAGCACAAGGCAGATTATTAAGTGCAGGAACTACATATGTCTATGATGTTCAGATTAATAATGGAGCAGGTGTTATTTATACCCTACTTACTGGCTCTATTACAGTAACAGATGATGTCTCTGGTGCAGTTTAATGCCAACAGTTTTAGTATCAAATGATGATTTAACGGTTCTTGGATCACCAGAGATTGTTGAACTTCTTGTAGATATTGGTCCAACTGGAACTCGTGGAAGTAAAGTTTTTGTTGGTATTGGAGACCCAAACTCAGTAGGAATTGGTGGAGGACAAACTCCACTATTAAATGATTTATATATTAATACATCTCCAGGAACTAATTATGGATACCTATACCAATATATTTCGCAACCTGGAGGAAATACATGGATTCAAGTTTTAAAAATAAATCCAACATTATTTTCATATATACATCAAACAACATTTTCTTCAGGCATTGGTCAAATAATTATTCCAATTTCTAGCATTACAACAGTTTCAGGTTTATCTGCAGAAAACTTTAATATTCAATATAATATATCAAATACAAAACCAATATCATCATCTATAACATCAGTAAGTATATCTGGAACAGATTTAGTAATTAATATGAAAGCAATAGAATATGAATCAAGTTGGTCAAACCTAAGCGGTATTGTAACAACTTATATTTTCATATCTATTGTGTTATAATTGGTAAGGTGATTAAATATGGCATCTGAATCGATTGGTACGCTTTACCCCACAAAAATTCCTGGGTATGTAGACTCAGCAGATATTCAGGCTGCCTTTAGACTATATCATTATGGATCTTCTTCATATGATATAGAAAATTCAAATACTGCAAGTTTAGTAAATCCTTCAATTGCATATACTTTAAATAATTTACAAACACAAATTGATGGTTTAGATTCAACGGGAAGTATTTCAAAATCTACAATTGATGCAAAAGGTGATTTACTAGTTGGAAGTGCAGATAATGCTGTATCTAGACTTGGAATTGGAAGCAATAATTATGTTTTGGTTGCAGATAGTTCACAGACTCTTGGTGTCAAGTGGGCAGCCCCATCTGTTGGACCAAGTAATTCAGTTACACTGACAAATAAAACTATAAATTATGATGATAATACATTAACGGGTATTGCTTCAGAATATTTAACACTTGTGGGAGCATTATAAAATGGTATACAATGATTCAATGGGAGAAAAATAAATGGCTACGACAATAAAGGCTTTGGCTAGAGGTACATTTGCAACAAGCAGTGGAACTATTTATACAGTACCATCAGCAACTACAGCAATTGCTACAAATATAACAATTTGTAATACAGCAGCATCACCACGCAGTTTTTATATTGTTGTAGATGGAGTTGAATTATTTTCAAATACCTCAATTAATCAATATACAACAATTGTTATTGATTTAAAACAAGCAATTGGTGCAACAAAAATAGTAACAGGATATGCAGACGCAACAGGTCTTAAATATCATATTACTGGAGCAGAAATAGCATAATTTATAAATAAAAAAAATACCCCCAGGAAGAAAATCCAAAGGGGTTATTTTTTTATTATTTTATATAGGAAATTTTGTTAACCACATCTTGGTTTTTGGAGTCATTCCATGCCAAGAAGACCAGTTCTTTCCACCATCACTCATATAGTATGCTATTTGAGCATTTAAAACGGGATTTAAAAGATCTGCATTATAATTTAAACCAAACTTAGCCCTACGGTCTGGACCAAGGTCTCTAAGCATATTAATTTGAAATAATCCAAAAGAAGAGTCTCCAGTTTTAGAATTACCATTAAAGGCTAGTGGACGACCATTAGTTTCTTTCTTTGCTACTGCCCAGGCTTGGACAAGATATTTGCCTTTGAATCCTACAGCAGATAAAAGTTCTTTTAATTGTCGATCTGTCAACTTTGTTGAGTTTTGATACTTTAACAAAATGTCAGCATTTTTTGTTAGATGTGTTATATTTTTTGGTCTAGAAACCAAAAAAACCGCCTGAGCGGTTGATGTAGCAGATACGCTTGTTTTACTCAAATTATTTTCCATAGATAAAGCGTTAGCCTTACCCATAATTCCAGTAAAACCAAGTACAAATGCGAGTACCCCTATTAGAAATTTTTGATCATTTTTCATAGTTTCCTCCTTAGAAAACAATAACACCTTTCGGTGTATGATATTAGTATAGCATAAATTTACTGATTAGTACAACTTGGACTATACTTTCTTTTTGATGATATAATAATAGTATCATTGCAACAGGCGCTACGTCAACTTACGATCTACCATATCCTTTATTAACTGATCCAGTTAATGTACACGAGGATATTCAGTCATTGGCAGAAAGACTAGAATTAATTTTATCAAGTGTTGGTGTTCCATTTATTTCTTTAGAAGTTAAAAATTCTAGCGGGGTATCAATTGCAAAAGGTAGTCCAGTCTACATTACTGGTTATAGTTCTAAGCCTACCGTTGCAAAATGTGAATCTTTAGATTTAGATACTTTTCCAATTGCAGGTCTTGCACAAGCGACTATTGCTGATGGAACAGATGGAGTAATAATTGTCTCTGGAGTATTTAGTAACTTAAATACTTCTAGTTTTGCTGCAGGAGATATTTTGTATGTTGGGGAAACTGGTGGTTTGGTAAATACAATGCCAGCAACTGGATCTGGAGCAGTAGCGGTAGTTGCTAAATCAAATGCAACAACTGGAATCATTGTTGTTGGTAGCATAAAAGGCAACGGTACATGGGGATCGTTAGCGAGAGGATTATCATAATGGCAACATATAGAGGACAAGGTGCATCATCATATGATGTTGGTCAAGCACCACCATATGTATCTTGGACATTTGTAAAAGGGGACACGGCATCTTTTAAAGTTTATGTAACTGATGACTTAAAACAACCTCTTAATATTCCAGATTGGACAATTAAGATGGAAATTAAAAGACCAAATGCACCAGTAGTTCCTGGCGTTATTACTGATAATGCACAGCCAATATTAACAATAGTTCCAGCAGCAGATCCAGACGACCTACCTGGAGAATTTACTGTTGTAGCAACATCATCTGAAACATCAATTCTTAGAACAAATGATATTTTTGATATTGAATTATCTCAACCACAACTTGTTTGGACTGTTGCTCAGGGAAAACTTATAGTTCTTGAGGATGTAACAAACTAATGGCATCAGCGGTAATTGTCAATACACCGCCAATTATTACAAAATTTATTGACAATGTAGATTACGCAAGAACTTTAATTACTGAAGGTAATAGACAAGTAAGAATTAATGAAGTTTTACCATTTAGAGTTCGTTTTACAACAATAATGGTTCCAGGTTATAACTCAAATAATATTCCTGGAATTGGGCTTCAAATTATTGGAATCTCTAACTATATACTTTAAATAATGATATAATTGCCACATGGCTAGAATATCTCTCCCAAACGTAAAAACCAGATTTCAAACTGGTGATCGTCCTTCTCAAACAGATTATGAAGATCTGATTGATAGCACCGCAGCACAAGCAACAGACCTTGGAACTGCAGGTAATAATGAAAATACAATTGCTGGAATTGAAAATGCAACAGTAATTGATAATTTTAATGCAACTACATGGAGAATGGTAAAGTATCTAATCTCTATTGCAAAAACATCAGCAGGAGAAAATAAATTCTATGCAACAGAATTGACCATTTTAGTTGACGGTACAGATGTATCAGTTTCTGAATATGGCACAATAGACAATGATGGGAATATTGGCACCGTTAGCGTCTCTAAGGTGGGATCAACAGTAAACATTACTGTAACCCCAGCAGTGGGTATCACGCCTATAACCGTTCGTTATGCACGAATTGGTTTAAAGGCATAAACTAAGGAGATAAAATGGCAACAGTCCAAAAAGACTTTAAAGTAAAGAATGGTCTGATTGTTGAAGGTACAACAGGAACCATCAACAACTATAATATTCTTACAGAGTCACAAGACTCACAAGATTTCATTGTAAATCTTATTGGTGGATCAGCAGAATCCACAAACACCCCAGACACGGTAGTTCTTCGTGATAATGCAGGAAGTTTTGCTGCAGAAGTTATTACAGCAGAAGGTCATTTTGCTGGAGATTTAACTGGTAATGTAACTGGAACAGTTTCTTCACTTTCAAACCATGATACAGATGATCTTTCAGAAGGAACTACAAACAAGTATTACACAGATGATCGTGTTAAGGATGTTCTTACAGGATCTACACAGACAAACATCAGCATTACAAATGTTGGTGGCGTACTTACAATTGCTGCTGAAAATGGCGTAGCAGATTCAACTACAGATGATCTAGATGAGGGTACAACAAACAAGTACTTTACTGATACTCGTGCAAAGGATGCAGTATCTGCAGCCCTTGGTGATGGTCTTGAATATATCAGCGGAGCATTTAATGTTCAAGTTGGTGGCGGTATTGAAATTGGTGGAGGTACAGGTAATGAAGTTGTTATTGACCGTGCAACAGTAGATACTTGGTACGATGCAAATGGTACAGCAGGAAATGTTCAAGATAATCTTGATACACATACAGGTTTATCTTCTGGAGTACATGGAACAACTGGTTCAGTTGTTGGTACATCAGATACACAAACTCTTTCAAATAAAGATTTTAGAGGAGAAACTGTATTCCATGCAGGAAATGGTGCTGGAAGTCTTGCAATTGATCTAAATTCATCAACAGGTGCAGCAACA